GGTTGCGTAATGCTTCCATCGGGCAGACTGTGCGGTGGGTTCGTCGGTGTTGCTATCTTCTATCGATAGCCACGTGCCACCATTGTGGTACCACGCTTCGTATCGAGCAGCCACCGTGCCAGGTGTCCAGTCGCCACGATAAATCACGTTAGGAATGCGCTCGCCATCTGCACTTATCCATTCGAAGCGTTGGCTGTTCATATAAATCTTGTCCGAAGATAAGTGGAATATGGCGTTGCCTTTATTGAGTGAGAAGTCGTGAATGTTGCGATATACTTCGATAGTTCCACCCTCCTCTTTCGAGGTGGTAATCATCGTAACATTCATGCGGTTGCGGTTCAGCGTAGGGTCAATGCCGTTAGCAATATCCCACAGCGTGTTATGCCCACACAGCACAATGTTGTCGCCAGCCATTGGTTCATCGTTCTCGGTGCTTTTATCCCGGTAAGCGTCATCGGCAGTAATAACGATATATGCCTTTTCGGTAGCCGACTTCTGTGCCACAGCCGACACTACGCGCCAGTAATAACGGTTGCTTACATTCTCGTAAACCCCAGCCCTAATGTTGAAAGTCTGGCATAACGCTTGGTCGCCCGGCTCCCAATCGTTCGTTATCGCCTTTTCGCCATCGTCCGTGTGCAAGTAACATTTCCAGCCACCACTAACAGGCACCACCTTTTCTATTACGGCATTTGCACCTGACAGCACAATGTTGCCCCCGATGTGCTTATACTCATCAATCTGTAGCGAGCGAAATATAGCCTTGCCGATTACTTCGAGATAATCAATCTGCCCGTGCGCTCGCCCTTTATCGTCAAGCCATACACCAAAGCCGTTAATGGTGCGTTCAAATCCCAATGTTTGGATAGCTTTCAGCAAAGCGTTGCCCTCGCCATCAATAGCTGCGCCACCACCAAAAGCAACACCCTTTAAGAAGGTAATCAGCTCCTGTGCTGTGTCGGGAGTTAATTTGCTAAGAAAGCGTATGTCGGTATAATTCTTTATAAGTTCAGTTGCTTGTGCCGCATTTAAGCCTCCACCACCACTAAAATTGCCCGATAGGATATTGTTTACATCTTCCTTTAATTGCGATATAGTGCCTTTTACGGCTTGGTTTCCAACGGTTATCTCTTGTATAATCGGATAATCCAGCTTTGTAATGAGCTTTAAAATGCGTGTATTTAATTCATATCCGTTGCCATCGTTGAATATAACCTTTTGTCCTATATACAAATTAGGATTGCTCTTTGCAAACTCTACAGCATTGGACTGAAAGGAGTAGTTGCTGTTGTCCTGTGTACGTCTGTTTATCTCCTTTATGGTACGTGCCGCCAATTCTTCTTGTGCTGCTTTCGTTTCATTCTCTCCCATAACTATATTGAAGAGAACAACAATATTGCAAGTGTAATCAGGCTTATCCTTACCACGTGGATAAAGACCCTCGTTTTCGTTGGTAGGAATAATAATATCTCCACTTTGATATTTCACAATCTCATACTCTCCTGAAGATGCTGAAACATCTTTGTGGTATCGTAGTTCAAACCCATCTTGTCCGTTTGGCTGACCTACTAAACTTTGCGTAAGCGCATCGTATTTTCCATCAGTAGTATGAGTATTGACCTTAAAGAAACCTTTTAAAGTGTGTCCTTGTAGTACTTGCTTCTTTACGTCTAACTCGTAGCTATACCAATAGTGAGTAACTACATTTCCTTGCTCGTCTTTATCGTTAGTGGTGTTTACGAGTGTCTTTGTATTGTCTTTTATAGTAGTGGGATAGGCGAGGCTTATATACCAAATAGTATACGTCTTCTCCTTTCCATTGCTATCCAATTCTATCTTGTTAGTTTGGCTGTTCTTTAAATTCTTTACTACCTGACGGACGTTATACACGTATAAATCAATATGCGGATAAACATCATCAAAGGAGAGAGCCAGCGTTTGCTTAATAGCCTTAGATGCTTCAAACTTTGCTTTAGTGGTTATCTTTCCATTCTCATCAATATATATATATCCATCGGGGTAAATGGTTTTATCCAATCCTATTCTTGCAAGCGTAGCATAGTTGCCTGTTCCAACCAATGCTTTGCGAGACATATTCTTTGTTGAGCCTTGCGGATAGAAACAGTTATAGTAATTCTCTTTACTCTCACTGATAGACGGATATTGTATGTTGTCGTGCGCTTTTAGAATTGGCACATTTTCTCCCAGATTAATACTTACTTGTCCAAAGTATAATGTTCTATGCTTCCACGATAAATGCCACTCGCACGGATTATTCTTACAACCTTGAGCAATAGAAGACAATACAGAAAGTATATCATTCGCTGACACGGAGAATGAAACAGATGCATCAACGTTACCGCAAAGAGTATAAGTAAATTTATTCTCCGTTATTCCTAACGCTTCATTGATTGCATCGCAAGCCTTTTGTAAAGCATTTGTCGTTAATCCATCGTACGACCATTCCTGTTGCTTAATAGGGTTCTTATCCGCATCTGTGGTATCATAGAGAAATGGCACACGGCTAAGCCACATTAACGGGTGCTGAAATTCTGGAATGTATTTGAAAGCCGTTGCATCTTCATTTGGTGTATACGGGTCTAATAAGCGATATTTAATACCATCATCAAAAGGTACTATATACGCACCTACTGGCAAAGTAATCTTTATATCACTTTGCCACGATAAACGTACTAAGTTAGATTTACCTAACTCTTCCTCGTGTTCTGCACTCTCTGTCAAAGATGCTTCAAATATTTTACTATCGTTGATGTCGTATATTACCATAGCTACAAAGATAATTAATTTTATTTGAAATTCAAATAAACTATTTACGATTATTTGGGTTCAACTCAGTGAGCTTTAGCACAAACTTACCAATACCTCGCATAAATTGACTAAACTGTGAACAAGACTGATATATGCAATGATAAACAACTCCAGGTTGAAATGAAGTTTCAATATCGAGAACGCCTTTTGCAAGTAACTCGCAGAATGCAATGTACCGAGCGAAAAATTGTTCTTCGTTTTTAGCTGTGAGGTTTAATTGCAATGTTAAATCACGAGAATCAACATAGACAGGAGACGTCAAGTATTCTTTGCCGTGCTTAGTTCTGTCGTCATTGTAAATATATGCCTTAACACCTGGCGGAGTCATCAAAGCCGATAAAGACGTATCATCCATACTGATACCCCAAGTCTCATAAGCATCTTTCCCATTAATTTTTAATTGTCCTTTTGGCATACTATTTTAATTCTTTAAGATTCCTATTAATATTATCTATCTTTGAAGAAAAATCATTATAGATGTTCTTTGAGTTCTTTAGTATATCTTCAAGGTAACTATTATTTGTAATCATCAAGTTCCTAATTTCTACTATCGTTACACTTGTTGATGATGAGAATGAAGATAACGAGGCGAGATTAGACACTATTGACGTTACCAATTCCTTAGTCTGGTCTCTTGATATATTCCCTGCCGTTGTGAGTGCGATAATGTTAGTTGCCTGTTCAAACGTAATAGACGAAACTCCGTTTGCAGTGGCTTTCTGTGCGGCATTTTCATCTGAATATCCCATATAAGATGCAAGGTTGTCTGTTTTCTTTTTAAGTTCCTCCATCTTTTTTGAATATTCGGACTTGTAAGCCTCATAGTCTGACTGCGACATATCGCCATCAGATAGTTTCTTTGCCCATTTGTTCTGAAAATCTTTTAACCACTTGTCGAAATCATCGTTTAATATACTTCTGTTTACCAAAGATTTAAATAACATCTTTGCAAAATTGTTGCTCCAGTCTTCCGCATCAGCATTCATATCCATTAGAGTGTCCAAAAAAGAACTTCTAAGACTGTCAAACGATGTCTGTGTGAGATTGTTCTTTATTTGTTCTGTGAGTTTCTCTGTCTTTCCTGCTTGCTCAACTACTGCGTCCCAATATTCTTTCTTGTCATACTTACCTACTTCGGTGAGATATTTCCACAGGTTAGGAGCAAAATCTCTTATCGCTTTGAGCTGTTCGGGGGATAGACTATAAATAGAACTAAGACCCGTTATATTTGCACTGTCTACTCCTGCCGCTGCAAAAGCACGTTGAGCATCTCCGTTATAAGATGCTATCTTGCTGTCGCTTGCGTATGAATTATTTGAGTGGTGTGCGGAATGATAACCCATTTGCTTTTTGAGAATCTCCATACTATTGGCATTTATCTCTTTTTGCGCTTTGAGTGCCGTTTCGTATGCATTGATAGCCTTATTCCCTGCCGAATTCCCTATTCTTTCAGAAAGGCTATCTATCCGTTTCCCTAACTCCTCATTAGACTTTGTTAGTCTTTCGGTTGTCCTTGCGACTTCCTTTTCGTTGCCGCCACCGATACCAAGCATAGAACCAAAAGACTTAATGGCTGAAATTCCTTTGAGAGCTGCACCGATATAATTGCCACTTGCAAAGTCTCCTGCTGCTCCTGCCGCACTGTTGAGCGCATCGAGACCTTTGGAAACCTTATCCCCAGCCTTGCCAAGACCGATTGAGCCGAGTAGGTCGGGTATCTGGTCTATGTCTTTCTTTTCGATGAACTTTTGCGCATTGTCGAACCAGTCTGCTACAGCCTGTGCCAACTTGCGCTTTGCACCGTCTTCTGCCTGCTTCGCTTTGTTCGTTGCCGTTATGGTATTCTTTCTTGCTTCGGCAAGTTTAGCTTCGGCAATAGCCAACTTTTGAAGTATGGGAGACATAGAGTTGAACTTCTCATCTGTAAGGTCAATTTTACCATTTAGCGAAGATGTGGAGATTTCACCTAATGACATATTAATGCCTGTAGAAGACAATTGTTTCTGCGCTTCCTGCTTTACTTCGTTGAGCCTCAATGCTTCGGTGGCTTCCTGGTTTCGGGCAACATTTAGCCTTTCTTGTGCATCTGCCGCTTCTTTAAGCCTTCTATTATGCTCTCTTGTCTTTTCTCCTATGAAGTTCCAAATACCTTGTTGTTTGCCGAATTCTTCGTCGATAGCATTTATTTTTTCAGAAACGACCTGCATTTGGTCGATAGGAAGATTTCCACTGCTTAAAAGGTCCTGTAATTGGTCTCTTAATCCCAACAAGTAGTCTTTCGTATGACCCTGCAAATCAGAGAAAATGCCATTCCAATCAATACTTGTGTTTACATTGTCTTCTTTGGCTTTTTCTATCTCCTTATCACGCTGCATCTGTAAAGTGGCTTTTTCTCCAACAGATTTAGCGTTTTGCATTTTCTCTTCGTACTCTTTTGTAATAGCAAGTTTCTTTTCCTCGAATGAACCATACTCTTTAAGATATTCGTTGAGCGTGTTTATCTCTTCCTGCTGCCATTTCTTACGCTGTGCGGTATATTCTTTATCCGCCTTACTTATCAACGATTGTAAGTAACTTTCCTGGTCTGTGGTGAGCTTTATCTCCTTGTAATTCTTTTTACCCTTTTCGGTGTCAGAATAAACTTTTGTTTTGTCGGTGTTTTTATTATCCCAATCTCTCTTATTTTCGTCATATTTTGCCTTACGTAGGTCATCAGCCTCTTTGCGTACTTGTCGTATTGTCTTATCATATTGCAGCTGGTAAGCGGCACGTTCTTTCTCTCCTGCATCAGTGATTGATGCAATACGTTCTTCTTCCTTTGCCTCTGCTGCTTTTATAGCATCTTCTTCTTCCTTGTTTCTTCTTGTTACATTAGATTCAAATACATATTCTCTTTTTTTTGCTGCTTCTTCTGCTGCTCTTTTAGCTTTATCAGCAGCCTCTTTCGCCTTTCTCTCTGCTTCCTTTGCATTGTCTGTATCATAAGAAGAAGAATACACCTTTTCCTTCTTCGCTAAGGCGTTAATCTTTCTTCTTAACTCAGAACCCTTACGACCTGCCGCTTCTTGGTAAGAAAGTGAATTGAGCTGCTCCTGTAAGGCTTTCTTCTGCTCGGCAATAGGATTTGATTTTCCTTTGTTTTCACTATTATTTTTCGCAGCATCAATCTTCTTTTGTTTAGCCTCCATAGCAGAAGCATAGTCCGCACCTCTTTGTAGTAGTTGCTCTTTTGTAAAAGTCTTGCCATTTACATTCATGGTTTGTCCCTTTTTCAAAGATTCTCCTAACGAAGTGAATCTCTTTGCTAAAGAAGAAAGTTGTGGTATTCCCATCTTATCCATCCATGCAGGCACCTTACCAGAGAATTGAATTTCAAAGCCGATAGTATTCTTCTTGTACTTATCCATCAACTTTTGAATATTCTTATACAGTTGATGCACTCCATCGTTAGGACCTTGTAAGGCACGTGATATACCAGCTACCTTGTCAGAGAATGATAACGTCTTATCAGCAGCCCTTTTCTCGGATTCGGCTACAGCATTTACAGATTTATTATAATCATAATGTGCTTCTGTTGCACCTTGAATAGAATCTATATACTTCTGTACAAGGTTGTCTTGCTTTAACCAACCTCCATCAGTCCAAGTCTTATCAAGAGCAGCCTTACTAACGCCCATAGCCTCCATCTTCGCTCTTATCTTACCATATATTTCATTAAGTCCTTTGTCGTAAGCAGAACCTGTCTTATTTGCTATAAGGTCAGCATTTTCTTGAACGGTCTGACTGATAACGGTAAATATAGCAGCCGATTTCTTTCTCACCTCGTCAGCACTACCGAATATCTTATTTATTATTGTATCTCCAACACCATCAAAAGTTGCATTGGCAAGGTCTTTTCTTAACTGCTCGTTAGCAGAATTAACCTTATCTTCGAACTCTTTATTTCCAGCATCTATATTGTTCAATCTCTGACGCTCGATAGCTTCTTCCTTAATCAGAGAGATAGCCATTTCACGTTTTTTATTCACAGTATCTATGCTGTCGCCCTCCTTAATTCTTGCTACACCACTCTCATCTAATACTTGATTCAATTCTTCAAGTATATCTTTTGAGAACTTTGTGCTTGTTGTAACCGTCTTATTAGAGTTAGATAATCCTTTTACTTCGTCTGACAAAGTCTTAACCTTTTGTATGGACCTTGCAGCTGACTCACCATATTTGTTAGATGCTGTTGCTAATTCCGTTGTTTCGTCGTCAAGTAATTGCATAGCCGTAAACACAGCTGTCAAAGCAACTGTAAGTGCGCCAACAGGGTTTGATGCAATAGCGACTTTTAAGGCATTGAGAGCATTCTTGAATCCCATAGTAGCAACAGATGCCATAGCTTCAGATTCAGACAAAGCAATACCCTCAGCCTTAGCTAAAGCCATCTGGATAGCGGCTTTTTCCATAAGGAGGTTATGAATCTTCTGATATGTACTCCATGCTACAACAGCTGCCTTTGCTACACCATAAGCAGCAGCAACATTGAGAATAATCTGACCTATCTCCTCCCAATGTTCAACAAGGTAAGAAACACCACCAAGAGCGTCATTAATAACACCCTCATTTGCTTTTCCTATGTCATTAAACATTGAATCAATAGCGTCTTCAATATTTGATATCTGACCTGTAATGGTATGCGACTGTGCTTCCATAAGACCACCAAAGCGACTGCCAGCATTAGTCATATTCTCTATAGCTTGCTGAACCTCTGCAGCGCCAACCTTGCCAGCCGTTACGAGTTCTCCAACTTTATCTTTCGTTACACCAAATATCTTAGCTAACTCGTCAGCAATAGGAATACCACGACCTTGGAACTGGCGTAGGTCTTGCGTGAACATACGACCTTGTGTCATGGTGGTGCCATACAGATAAACTAAGTCGTTCAGAGGAATAGACAAGCCTGCAGCAATATCACCTAACCTTATCAACGTCTCGTTTACCTCATCGGCTTGGGTGCCATAAGCTAACAATTGCTTTGCGCCCTCAGACACGCTTTTAAGGTCAAAAGGAGTAGTAGCTGCCGTTCTAACAAGCTGACTCATCAAATCATTTGCCTTATCTGCACTTCCGAGCATAGTTGTAAACGCAACCTCTAACTGCTGGAATTGACCACGTACCTCTAATACGTTTCTTACAAGTTCCTTTGCAGAGAATGCACCAGCAGCAGCGGCAGCAGCTGATTGAACTTTTGAAAATACTTGCTCAATGCCTTGTCCACTCTGTTCTACGACCCTTTGCGTTTGTCTTACTCCATTCTGAACACCCTGAAGAGCTGATAGCATATTGCCATTATCGCCCGTTATATCGAATTTAAGTCCTGCCATGACCTTTTTTTATATTGTCTATTTTGTAACCAAAGTTTTCTTATCCCCAGTTCATACTACTAATAGCATTCATGATAGATTCCTTGCTATTTCCATCTACCATAGAAGTATCATTTGTGTGTACTCTCTTTCTTTCGTCTTCTGTGAGGTACATTGTTTTTACACTATCTTTCAATAAGAGTTGGAGGTTAATCATACTAATGCCCCATACGACATAATCAAAAGTCCATTTATACCTTTCGCAAGCAGCATCTATTAGAGTTCCGTATATTGACTTACCTCCGAAGGTGAGTGTACCACTATCATTTTTAGCTTTAGCAGCTTCCTCCATTCTTTCTTGTTCCTTGTCTATACCGAAGTGTCTTACATACGCACTTAATTTGTCATCAGATAGACAAGTTATAAGAAGTGTGGCTAAGTCTTCATTACCTAAGTTGTCTTCTAAGTATTTCTTTCTTTCTTGTACTTTTTTGTTGTCAAGTACTTCTTCCTTTCCTTGCAATGTATGGTATGATAGTAGAAGACAGCATTCTTCTTTTTTACTTTCTGAGAGTCTTAATGCTTCTGCGTATGGGTTCTCAATTAATAGCTCTTTGTTGATGTCAAGTGTCTCTACTATCCTCTTCTGCAAATAAACCTTGCCTAAGGTAACTGGATATAAGTAAAAATGCCGACGACCAACACTGAACCCTTTCGGTCTATCTATGATGGTGTCGGCAATATCTAATTCTAATTGCTTTTCTTTATCCATATATCTTTATGTTCTGTTGCAGGTGATGGATTCGAACCACCGTCCTTTACTTTATGAGAGTAATGAGATACCACTTCTCTAACCTGCGATATAGCCGGCTGTCCGGCTGTCATGCGTCTTTCCGCATTGTCAGTTATCTTAATTATCCTTTTACCAGACTAACCCTATATATCTACGTCTACAAACGTAATATCAGTATCGTTGATAGTAGCACCCTCTTTAACTGTTGAAAGGTCCTTAGTAGTTGTACACCACTTAACGATATTACCAGTATCTGGCTTCAGAGCATCATGGTTATACGTCAAGATACCACCTTCCTCTGTACTGAACTCGTCCGCAAGAGATACTACGGTATCATCAATACGTGGACCAGGAACTGCAATGTTCTCTGGCTGAATGAAGATAGCATAATGCTTAGCAACAATACCGTTTGTGTCAGCGAAAGGCTTCTTACGTCCTTGTAGACGTCTGAGCACATACTCAACTACATACTTGTTAGCAGAATACTTTACTGCTTCATTCTCACCACCCTCAATAGGGGCTTCTTTCTTATCACCCTTAGTAGGATTCAATTTTGTGGTATTCTCCTTAGGAGTAGGGAGCTTAGTCCACTTTGCTGTAGGGTTATCAAGCTCTTTAACAATGATACTACATTTACCCCAGCCAATAGAATTACTTGCCATAATTATTCATTTATAATTTGATACAAAACTTTATTATTTACAATGTGTTCAGAAGAACCAGACGATTCAATCACCCGCTGACCACATTCGTAATTTGGGTCTGTAAGTGATAATCTAAAGTCCTTTCCTCGCACATTATCGAAAAGGTCGAATGACATCTTACTTAACTTTCTTAATCGAGCTGAATTTTCCTCACTCTGGCCATCAATATAATCATCAGCAACATAGATATTCACGTTTACATAAGCTATTTGTTTTTGCTTTGTGCTATTCGCAAGTACAGATATAATAATATCCTCTGAACGTGACTCTTTAGGACGTACAGATGTTTTCTTCAAGTCTCCACTCACTTCTCTTAGAAGCGAAGACTCTTTGATAATCTTCCATACATCATCTTTGATATCTATATCTGACTTCATAATGATAATTTTTCTATGTTAGCGAGAGCGGACTTCTTTGCCCTTTCAAGGCGAGCATCAATAACATCTTTTGCCCACAGCTCTGTTGATGCCAATACGTCCTTGCTTTCTAAAGACTCTACATATTCTGCATAATTCATTCCTGCAACAACAACTAAAGCATAAACCTTAGAATATTCATTTGCAAGGTTGTTTATCATTTTCCGACCTTCGGACGAACCATCAGATCCTCCCATTACAGTTTGAAATGATGACTGAACCTTTTTCAACCCGTAATCGTAAACAGCAAAGCCTATTGACGAACGGAGGTTCCCTGTTTGGTCTATCCAGCTTTCCTTGCTTGACCTATCTCTGATTTTAGCAACACATTCTACACCCAGTTTAGCAAGAGCATTTGACACTTCATTTCTTATAATGGTAAAAGCTGCCATCAAGAACCTCTCTAATGCCTCTGGGGGTGTAGTCATTTTTATTGCCATATCAAATCCAAATCTTACACTGGTGCTGGTAACGATGAAAACCTAAAACCTTAAAGACTTTCCCTTCTCCTTTGCCATAGAATTGCAATTTGACTTTGTCTCCATATTGGAACTCTTGACAATCTCTTGGGAGGTTATAAATGGTATACGAATAAGTCTGTACACTTCCATCTGGTATAGGGATAGTATTAGCCCTTCCAGCAGGAACAATATCGCACTTATAGCTTTCTGTGGACCAATTTGTTTCACCTTGAACATAATCACCAGTCTCTGGGTCTTCATGCCCACGCATCACAATTTGATACATTAATCTATGTGCGGAAAAATCTATTACAGACATACTACTCGCCAAATGTAACCATAGGCTGGCCAAGCGAAACTACTGGCTCGCCTATATCCTTGTAAAGTGAATTAATGCGGATTAATAGCCGTTTCTTGTCCTCCTCTGTAAGGGTACCAACACTCTTGTCAGATTCAGAATAAGTTACGGCTTGTAGGAGAGAGTAAAGACAATCCGCAAGCGTACCCTTCCATGCAGCTGTTTTTGAAACTTCAAAAGTGTAATCATCATCGCCTTGAAGCTGGCGCTCAATCAGCTTATTTTCAATAAAGCCTAAAGGAATTGGGTAATGAACTTCATCTTGAAGCGCTTGCATGATTGTCTTCATAATTATACTTGAGCAGTTACGTTAGCAAATAGAGTTGCCTCTTGTTCGTCACTCAGAGAATTGATAGCTGCGATAACAGTGTCATCAGAAGCATTCTTAGCCACCTTGACATCGAGGGCTTTCAATTGTGCGATAAGGTCAGCCTTCTTGTACTTCTTGCCATTTACGGTAGTAAAGGTATCTGCTGTATCAAGATTTTCTTTCTCCTTATCTACGCTTGCAGACTTTTCCTCAGAACAATCAATGACATAAATCTGCTCTACATCTTCAATTACTGGGAGGACAAGTGACTGACCATTTGTAAACTCCTGTAGAGGGTCTGTCTTAGAGTACTTAGAAATTAACTTGTACTGATCTACTGTAGCATACTTCACACCTTCAACAGGATTTGTTGATTCTGCAAGTGTACCCCATACGAGAGAACCTACTACGTCTGAGCAGAGGAACACCAAACGATCTGCATTCCAAGGTTTCTTACTCTTTTGCTGACCATTCTTCTCGAACAAGATTGAGCGATCTACAACCTTTAGTGCAATATCAAACTCATCTTCAAACGCTTCCTTGAACTTCTTAACAGAAGGAACATTTAAGGTGGTTTCATCAGTGTAAACCTTACCATCAGCATCTGCAACAAGTTCACGTGCCCAACGCTCTTTACGAATTTCATTCAGCTTAGACTTGGCGAGCATGAGAGTGGTAATTGTATTGCCATCAGTGTCAGCCTTACTCTTGACATTCTCAATATCCTCATAACTTACCTTGCCCTTAGTGATAGTACCGAATGTGTTTTCGTCAAGATAACCGAAGTTTACACGCAAGCCAGTGCCTACGTTATCCTCATCCTCGACAAGCAACACACCCTCAGAAAGAGCTGTAAGGAAGTTTGCTTCATTCTTCTCATCGATACCGATAGAACAAGCCTCACCATCATTGAGCAACTTCGTTAAAATACGCTGCTTCTCAGCATTCTTTGCTTCATCTGTAGAAGCTGTGGTAAAGCGTGCCTTCATGATGTTGATTGCATTAATATCAGACTCAATAAGAATCTTTTTCATACCAACCTTTGGTAATTTACCATTAGAAGACGCGATAGCTCCACGTTTTTTGACTGGGAGAGAGGAATCCATTGCAACCATATCAGCAGCAACGTAAGATGTTTTTGCTGATGTACCCTCCCACTTCTGATCAGAGCTGTACACTGGAGCCAACATCTCCTTGTGTAGATAAGAGCGCTTTTTTGGCTCTTCTTTTTCCTTAATATAAAGGTTCAACTTAGGCCAGATAGAAGCTATAAATTGTAAAAAAAGTGATTCTTTCATACTTTAACCTCCTTGTTAATCGTGTTCAAAAATAAGATTTGGGAGAGCTGTTTTAATTGCAGTTCTCATCTCTGTGGTCAGTGGATATGGCATAGCCTTGTCGTTAACACGACCATTATCCATAATTGCAACCATTGGCTCACTTGCCATTTTAGAGCGTACTACAACACCTACATATTCATGACTTGCTGGAAGAGCCTTATAGGCTTTGTCAGCAACAGGCATAGGCTTGTAAGTATAATTGCCATCTTCATCGAGTGTACGAATAACAAGATGACCTGCTTTAATAACATCATCCTTGAAGTCAGTCATATCAAGAGTAGCACCACCTGTGATACCTCCAATGTACTGACGGACAACAATAGAATCTACATCAGACATTACCTTTGTAGTTCCATTTACCAAATTAGCTTTTGCACCCATTTGTACTAAATTTTTTGATTTTACTTGTGATGACTAAAGTTTAGCCAGCGCCTTAACTTCATCATCGGACATAACTTCTTCGTCGTTCTTCTTTCTACGACTTTCAGCAGCACCGCCTATAGCGCCAGGAGCACCTAAATTGTCAAGTCCACGATTTTTGCGTTCTTGGTTCTCTGCCTCAAGATCTGATTCAACCTCTTCAAAGAAATCCTCAAACTCATCATCGTCTTTGAACGACATACGACCGAAGGCTTTGAGCGTTCTTTCACCAAACTTACCAGTGTCTTTCAACAGCTTCTCTAATTTTGACCTTCTACTATCAGCAGTCTTGCTGCTCTTGAGAGCAGAAATCTCCGATTGCACAGAATCAAGTTTTGCATTCAATGATTGTAGAGCTTTTGCAAGTGGTGAATCGTCACCGTCTTCGTCCTCAACTTTACCATTCTTCTTAGAAGTCTGACTCTTACGATTCTTACGTGTTGCTGGTTCCACATCGTCATCGTCGTCATCATCATCTCCGTCATTGGTAGAGTGAGCATTTTTGTACGCTTGGACACGGCTATCAGATATCGTCTGTGAGAACTGGAGGAAAGGCAGGGCGGCATCAATGGCATCGTCTACTGCTTCCTGAATCTCATCATCCGTAGCATCTTCCTTAATTTCGGAGTCAAGTTTGTCGGCAATCTTGGCAGCAACACCCTTCAACTCTCTACGACTGAACCCAAGCGCCTTAATGTCCTTACTTGTTTTCAGTGCTTCCAACACTTTCTTAGAATGTTTCTTCATTGCTTGTTTATTTATAAATAAAAAATGGTCTACAATGCGAGTGAACGCAAGCAGACCATAGTCGGTAGAACTACACCGTTAGAACAATGAAATTACGACCAGTTCTGTTGCGTGCATCTTCACACGCTTTCGTCTACAAAGATAAACTTTTTTATTTGAAATTCAAATAATTTTTCAATAAATTTATCCTATAGACGTAAAAAATGCGGTGGATATATAAATATCATCACCGCATCAAAATCGTTATTCTGAAAATCTATATCTTAAACGTATATTTTGAAAGTATTACTTACCTTTTCTACTTTTCTTTGGTAACATCCATCCTCTCTGTGAGGCAACGACTTGATTAAAGCGCATCCATACATTTTCTGTAAATAACATTGCTTATTATAAAAAACGAGGCGCAACATTTTTGCTACGCCTCACAATTATTATTTAACGAAACCTGGCACACTTACAATGAACCCCTTGTCGTTGCGCTTGCAATCGGGGTGTCCTGTTGCGGGGGCAACACAATCTGTGCGCCCCTGTGCCTTTGCTGCTGTCAGCACTAAAGCTGACACGATATACAGCACCCCATTGTTTGGCTCTGGCAAACCCGTAACCTCGCCAAACTGTTGGCTACATATTCTGTTCTCATCGAACTTGCTAAATGTTGCTGATACTCTTGCCAACCCCTCGCTGGCAAACTCTCTACCATCGTTTAGGACAATGACGTGAGGGGTGAAATTTCTAAATTTCTTCATAATTTTTTATTTTGTTTTATAATAATTCTTCTAAACTTGCTTGAAACAAATCATATAGCAAGTTATACAACTCTTCGGGCAACCCGTACTTATCAATATAAGTTGAGCCTTGCACCTCTCGTGGGTGGTATTCTGACCGCAATTGCGACCATATAAAATGCTCGCTGCTGGTTACCACGCCCAAAAAGTCCTTGCCATTGTAAGTGATAAGGAAATTGCCCCTACCACCAAAGGTGTGGCTTTCCTTATTCGCAAGGAAACTGTACTCTTCCTTGCTTAAATCGAGCTCTCCCAATATCTTCTCCTCCGAAAACTCTATTTTTGACTTTTCGAGTTTTATTTCGGGCAGAGTTGTGAACTCTTTAAAAGAATCTTTGAGGCTATTGTGAGCCTCTTTGTTGGCTTCCTTAACCTTCTCAAATTCTTTCCTGATGCCTTCCTCGTTAGGAAAGCATTTGTATACTTCTACATACGCATTCTTAAAGACGTGAAAAACGCTTGCTTCATCATCGTCTTTTTCGTACTTTATCGTATGGAATGTTTCATCGCCATCTTCGTAGGCGCAAACACTCTTTTCTTCGTAATTCGCCTTAACGACGAATTTAAGGAAACTATCTCTTTTTGCCATATTTTTATTTATTGTTTATTATTATTTTGATGATGTAAAGGTAGTAATTTTATTTGAATTGAACAAATATAACTATCTAAAAATCAAATAGTTACATAGTATTTAACTTTTGAGGTCTTGTATTTTTTTTACATCTTCATCTTGTGCTTTTTTTGTGTGCTAATTCTGAAAAAATGAAAAGTGGAGTGCCTAAGTTTTTCAACATCTTTCTACTTAAGTTTAGTCTTTATTTTAATTTTATCTTGCTAAATTTAAATAAGTTTATTACATTTGCATTACTAATCAAACATAAAGAGCAATGGATTTCAAAGACACAATTTTGCAACTGTCTGAAAAGATAGGTAAGCAGAAAGACACAGTGGCAACTGAAGAAGCCACCAAAACGGCATTTATACTACCTATGATTAACGCACTCGGATATGATGTGTTCGACCCTACCGAGGTTGTTCCTGAAATGGACTGCGACCTTATCAAAAGCAAGGGGGAAAAGATAGACTACGCCATTCTAAAGGATAGGGAACCCATAATGCTTATTGAGTGCAAAGACTCTAAGCAAAACCTAAATCTGCATTCAACACAACTGCAAAAGTACTTCGTGGCAAGCAAATCACGCTTTGGAGTGCTGACAAACGGTATTGAGTGGCGTTTCTATACCGACATTGACAAGCAGAACATTATGGACGAAAAGCCGTTCCTTGTTGTCAATATGCAAAACCTATCTGATGCCAACATTGAACAGCTTAAGAAGTTCCATAAGTCATATTATGACGAAAAGGAGATATTCAGTACTGCGAACGAACTGAAATACATGACAGAGATTAAATCTATTCTACAAAAGGAAATATCCAATCCGTCTTCATCTTTTGTAGAGTACTTTGTGAGACAAGTCTATTCTGGACGTGTATATCCATCTGTCATAGAGCAATTCACCCCTTTTGTGAAAAAATCTTTTTCGAGCGTAATAAACGACATCATCCAAGATAGGCTAAACTCTGCTATCAAAAACGAGGAACATCAAAGCGAAATAACGTCCAAAGAGGACAAGGTTGAAGAAGAGGACAACGGAATAGTTACTACACAAGAAGAACTTGATGCTTTTGAAATTGTAAAGGCTATTCTTGCTGAGAAATACGATGTGTCAGAACTTTGCTACAAGGATTTTAAGACGTACTTCTTGATATACTATGCTAATGAGCAATACTGGTGGGTGTGTAGATTATCGTTGAGGCAATACTCTAAATCTGTTATATTACCCGATAAGGAACATAGCGGAAACTATGAAAAGATTAGCCTTCCAAGTGTAAACGACCTTTACAATCTAAAGGATAAATTATGTGAGGCTATGAGATTACAGGTAGAAAAGAGACAAGAGTGGAACAATAAACAAAAATAACAAAACAATGAAAAAGTATCTATTTTTTATGCTGGTTGTTGTTTCAGCATTTGCAGTTTCTGCATGTTCTTCATCTTCCGATGATGACCCTAAGCCAAAACAGAAAACTGACATTGTAGGAGTGTGGGCAAATGGGGACAACTTCGTTTCTTTTAACAAGGACGGTTATTATACAGCTTATCTTAACGACAAATTCATAGATAGCGGAAATTATACAGAAAGCGATAACTCTATTATATGCAGGAACAATTATAACAATAAAACCACAAAGTATAAAATACTAAAGGTAGGAAGCGAATTAGACGTTATAGTAACATACAACAATTTTGAAGGGAACGATGTAACAGAAACTATATCTTTCTCGAAGACAACTAAAACTCCATCAGAAAAAGACAATTTTTTAATCGGTAAATCGTTTAGCTACGAAACTATGTACTACGGAACAGTTACAAATAAGTTCGAAACACATAACATAATATACCACACAAGTAACAAAGGCAAGTCTTTTAAAAATGTGTGGTACTATATATATTTAGAACCAAACATCTATTATCAAAAGTTCATTCCAACAGACAAGCAATACCCAACAAGTACATTCATAAACGACTGTAACACTGGCAACGTATATATAGAGAAAATTCACACAAGTTCTAATGGTGATATATACGCTATGGAACGTGTAAAATAACAAAAGGCGGTGTAACAACCGCCTTTTACTTCTTAGATAGTTTCCTCCAAAAATCCTTATACTTCATGGCTTGTTGGAGGGTAATTCCGTAAGCATCGCACCACCTTTTCATTGTTACATCATCGCAATCAAATCCTGCAACACTCCACATAGAGCCTGCTTTATGCTTCACCTCAGTTTCTTTACTTATAGTGAATTCAGAGTGCATTTTTGAAGTCAATTCTTCTTTTAACTTTTTCATACTGCAAATATAGCATTATTTTCTCAATCCAATATAATCATGGAGATAATACATTTGATGTTTATCATGCAAATCTATAAATCCTCTCCATTTTACCTTATTACTAAGGAGGAGAGCCTTTCCACACTTTAAATTTGCGATCTCATTCATACGAATATTTGGTCCAGACATTTTTAATATTTCAGAAACGTCTTCAAAATCATTTTGACTTATTACCCCTTCAGAGAATCTTCTTTGAACAAGGTCTTTGATTTCTGATGTCTTTGCAGAAAAACCGTAACGTCCCCAGCAATATCCTCCTACATCCATATTCGCAAGAACCTCAATCCTATCAATGCCCATGCTTTCATAGGACTTGAATAATTCTCTAAACACGGACTTAGACAAACCTTTACTTTGGAGTTCTGATGGCAAATTAAACACATCATGATAGACTACTTTTTTGTCATCTTCCATTCTAAACATCCTACTTAAATAAGGGTTCTGTTTATTACCTTTGCTATCAATATATTCGCCATCATAGGTTAAATTCGCATTACCATTGGGGAAAATGGTTATTCTCTTTGATTTCCAAAAAATCTTATTTTCATCACCAACGTTCTCCATAAAACTATCAAATCTATCAATATCAAAGCCTGATATGGTTGATTCATTATATATTTCTACACGACTAATATTTATATTCCTTGCAGCAAGTTTGTTTACGGTTTCATCCGTCATGATAAATGGACTTGGCTTCAAACTTTCCTTATAGGCCAAAGCCGACAATTTCACAAATTCGCGATTATCCATAACCCAATAAGGCAAAGTTCCTCGACTGCGTGCTTCATCTATCCTCTCTGAATTTTCTGAAACCCATTTGCCAAAATTCTCTGGCGGTGCAGTTACCATATTAGGGCTGTTTTCTCTATTCTCAGACCAATATTCATCCTCACTCATTACTATCGGTACAGTGTAACACAAACAATTAGGATGCCAACCTCTAAACTTGAAATCCTTTGGATAATCACCAGCCAAATCATCACAAATATCGTACCTTGGGTGCGAATCAGATAGCTTTATTTTATAACCGAGAATAAAGTCAAATTGCTGCCATCTGGCTTGCTCTGCTGACCTGTAAGCCATACTTATCTCATTACGTGCCAAACGGAGAGAACGATACTCACAATCGTAAATATTTGTCGCCTTACCGTACTTTTCTTGGTAATCAGCCTGCAATGACGGCCAGTCGTTCAGATACTTACTCAACCGCTTTGAAAGAGTAACAGCACTCATACCTTTCTCAATAGCTGTTGAGATTGTCACTTCAAGAGAGTCCTTGTAATTCTTAGACTGATTCCACAGTTTAGAAGAAAGATTTAGACCATTTTCTTTTCTTTGCAAGAAAGATTTAAGCTGGTCATTGTTATCACGGTAATAATGCTTAAATCTATCTCCGTGTACCTGAGCCCTATAATATTTCAACGCCTTATTTGCAACAGCGTCTTGAAATGTGTTACTGCTCTTCCATTCTGACGACGTACCAGAGTAGATGAGTGTTTGCAGTTCTCCTACAAACTGAGAAAGCAAAAGTTTTACCTCTCGTTCTATTTCTGGGTAATCGTTAAAGGAGAACTCTGCCAATCCCTCATAACCAACAGACTCAACGAGCATTGCTGCCTTTTCGTTGAGTCCATCGTATATATTACGAACTCGCATCATATAGCCTGCAAGTCGTTTACTTAATTCCTTATATGCCTTTTTCTGATTTGGCAATCTTGGTTTACCCATTCTTTGCTTTGAAATGTTCGCAAGATATCTGGCTTAATAATACACAAAATTTCTTATTGGTGTAATGAGGGCAACGCCCAAGAGTAGGCTTTCCTTTCAAACTGAGAGTTTCAAATTTCATTTCAACTTCACATAAAGCACACTCACCACACTTGTTCGTAGAACCTTTGGATTCTTTATTCCTCTTCCTTACGGACATATACCTTTAACCGAGATTCAACAACCCTTTCACCACCTTTCAGATATACAACATCTTCAATAAGACCATTCTTTTCTATAGCCTCAAAAATGTGGCTATGATTATTTCCTTTCTGAATACGTGTCATATCAGAAATGCCCTTACGATATGAAGTTTTTTCGCTACAAGAACCTCTATATTGACGAATATTCTTCTTGGTGATAGCAACTGCAATTGCGATCTCTTTAGCCTCGTAAGATGGTTTAACCTCGCAAGTTGGGCACAATTTCTCAGCTAATCTTAAAAGTAATTTTGATAACTTCTGTTTCATAGTTCTAATTCTGACTTTACATTATAATTGAAATCTTTTTCTACACCGAACTCATTGCTCAATGTACAGCGGCAAAGATTAATTTCCTTTATTTCTACCGCTGTACACTCTTCAAAGTCTTTAATGGCTACAGAAATCTTCTGCTCCATTTCAGATTTCTTTGCTTTTAATTCTTCTACCGTCATAACACTTGATTTTCTAAGTTAAATGCCGAAGCAGAGTTCACCGCTTCTATCGCATTTTCTTTTTGTATCATTGCTAATGTCTTTTCAGCATCTGAACTCTCTCCATACTTCTGGATAGATTCTAATTGACTTTCAATAGGCTTATTTCCATTTGCTTTCATACGCTTAGTAATCTCAGCAAGCTCGTCATTCTGTATATAAGGGGTTATTATATGCTCAACACTTATGTTATCCATTTCATCTGCCCACGCAGCATTCATTACAGCAAGAAAAGCCTTTATAACATTACACTCTCGCTCAAAGAATTCAATCCAAGTACCAGACTCATCTCCGACTCTTAGATGAGCATCTGACAGCAACGTCTGTCTTGCATCATAGCCTATATTTCCAAGCCCTTTCATATTGTCAAACGAAATGTCTGGAATCTGAGCCTGCATCCAGTACATCTTCTGCATAGAGTCAACATGATACTTAAGAGCCTCCACAGACTGCGACCAAGATACATAAGAAACGTCTCCACCTTGTTCACAATGGACGACTCTGTAACTTTCTCCTTTATCCTCTTTCCCTTTGGTAGCACCTACAACTTTCAGCAACGGAGCAGAATTGTACGCTATCACATTAGAGTTACGTGATAAAGAGTATTCAATCTCTGCTCTGATAGGTGATAGTCCATCATAGACTGGCTTTGACCGCCACCCGTAGACTCCAGGGATTTTCATTAAGACTATTTCCTCACCATTAGCCGTATCGCCATCTTCCGTTTGCTGAGTTAGAACTACCTCCCATTTTCCTACTTCATCACTTTGTTTCCAAATATAATGCTTATCTTTTGTGTACGTCTCGAAGAACACAACCTCCTTGTCTTTTACAGTCTTTTTGTACTCAAAAGACATAGCAAGCATATCATCCATTTCATTAAGGAGAGGATACAATCGCACACCATTCATCGGAGAGAATGTCTTGCATTTTAGTTTATAGTCGCTATCGAATCCGTATAGTCTGTTTTGTTTCTTAACTGCATACCAAACAGTAAAAATTTCGCATGACGCATATAATGCTGTAGCTCTCTTCAAATTCTCACTATCAATACGTACGTTCTTATAAACAGACTCTATGGCATTGACTATATCTTTCCTTAACTTGTTATCATCAACGTTGTGATATACACGCTTTACAGGAATAGAAAAAGTGAACTCTGACAAACGTCTTACATGCAACTTCTCCATTCCTATAATAATTCGTGAGGACTTGTCTAATTGACCATCAGCTCGTATTTTATCTTTTAACGTTGTCGTATCAGATAAAATTTCATGCATAGTAGGCTCATAATCCTTGATAAGCTTATCCCATAAAGGAACAGACACTGATTTATTTTTCAACATATCTATTGTTTCAGATATGTTTCCACTATCAAAGTCTATAGAACTTAAATCTATCATCGTGACTATCTTTATATTTATGTTACAAAGATAACTAAATCTATTTGAATTTCAAATAAATTATACGCTTTTCTTGATATAAAAAAGCTGCACCTACCTTCTCAGGCAAGCGCAGCCGAATTTAATAACAACTAAAACTATAAAAACTTATCTATTAGTATTTTATGAGCGTTTCTTATTTCCTTTTCAGTATCTATACCTAATGCTTGGTAAAACTTTTCATTGCCAGTCAAAACTTCATGTGCAATCTCTATACTTCTTTTTTCTTCTTTACTAAAGCCTATACGGAATGTTTTTACAATAGTAAGGGCTTTTTGAAAAGCCCCTGCCGCTAAAAGAGATTTTACTTTATCAACCTTTGTTCTGTACAAACTCATGACGAAATTGTTCTAAAATCTCTTTTTTTGTGTGATTTCCCAACCAATAATTGGCATTCTCGGTCGCCCCATCAACTGGTCTTAGCCTTAAACCACAAACACCAATGTAAATACATAGAGTTCTTATTCTCATCCTCTGGGCTTCTTCTAATGTCGGTCTTTTTCTTTCGACCACATTTTTACCATATTCATTTTTATAAATACAGATAAATCTGTTTTTTAGGACTTCTTTTTGTGTTATAGGTTTCATTTCCATGCTGTCATTATTTTCAAAAAATTCCTCTGACGAACAAGTTATTTTCTTAGGAACTTTTATCTTTCTATTTTTCTTGCCAATTACTCGACAGTAATCTTTGAAAAACACAATCTCTACCGTTTCTTTCCTTGCAAGTTGCCTTAACTCGTTAAATTTAACGGCTGGTGTAGCTGTGGCAGTACCAGCTACTGATGAATTAAGATAAACTGTTATAGATTCCATTGCTCTTTCTTTAAAATGTGTCCTATAATTATGCCTTATAAGTTTTCTCCCAATCCTCGCCTGTTAATTCAGTAGCGTAGAAGCGTATGGAATCACACCCGTAAGGAGTAAACAGGAAGTAACCGTTGACTTCGTCCTTATATCCGCTCTTGAAACCTGATTTCCAAGCCTCGAAGTTATGGATAATGGCTTTTTTGTAACATTAAAGCCATTATCCTTTAATTCGTCAATAACAGCTTCAATGTCGAAATCAACGTAAGACTTATCTTTTTTTACGTTTTCAACGAATACTATGTGTTCTTTCATTCTCTTTTTCATTGCTCTTTTATTTTATTGGCAGGCAAATCACCTGCCATTGTATTTAAATTATTTCGATGTAATCCTGACCGAATTGGTCAGCAATAATAAACGAATCTCCCATACCCTTAAGCCAACGTGCCACGTTGAATCGACTTGTACATAACAATTGTGCTACACTCCGACAAACCTCATTAAAGCTGTTTGTCAGATTACCATTGATTGTTTTACAAGCGAAGTATTTGAGCATCTTTGTAATGCCATCTTTCTTAATCTGCCAATCTGTGCTATTTTGCAGAGTAAAATTAAGGCTTTCCGAGAATCCTATCTCATTAATCTCGCTTATCTCTTGTTCAATGGAGAAAAATTCCTCTTCTGTCAGAAGCATTGCCTTTATGTCTTTTACGTAAATTGATTTCATTGCTCTTTTGTTTTAATTGTTATTGTTTTATTATTACATTGTAAAGGTAGTCATTTTATTTGAATTAACCAAATATAACTATCTGAAAATCAAGTTATTATATATTATTTAACTTTTGAAACACAAAAAAAATAGTGTGCCTATCCGTCACGGACAAACACACTAAGAGCAATGAAATCATCAGAAAATACTGAGATTTCGACACAAAGTTACAAAAGATTTTGCAAAATCCAAGCGTCATCAGCATAATCTTTTGCGTTCGGATAGAATGTAGATGCAAGGGCGTCTGACCTATCTGGACTACGTTTTAACCTTGCTTTTATATCTTCTTTTGCTTCGATAATAATTTTCCCACTGCTTTGGAATAACCAGTGTATTTCTGTTAATTCGTCATCCAACTCATCACAAGGAGGCAAGGCGGGATTAAAGCCATTCTTTGGATTTAACCAATCTCTTACAGCCCAATAGCAATAAGCACGCATATTAGCAAACTCATACTGTCCTGTGATATCATGAAGTCCTCTTGTACCCTCAGAGAACTTACAAGAATAGGCATTACTATAACCCAATTCTTCGAGTCTGGAATAGACACCAGCACCTTCACCAATAGTATCAATGAAGGCTTTTGCTTTACTATCACGTAACCACTGCACAGCTTCTCCAGCTACTTTCATATGGTCCGCTTTTCCTCCTGACTGATGAATTTTTATTTCTGGTACATAGTTGCCATATCGTGGAACAAAACAGCTACTATCACGTCCCATACCAGCGACATCAATACCAACAAGTGGGGACTTCCTTGATACAAACTTTTCTTTTTTCAGTTTTTCCCATCTTTCGTGAGCCAATTCAAGCCAATGCAAAGGTATAAGTGTATCTTCCGTTGCTTTAGGGAAAAGACCGAGAACCTTTATTCGGAATAAGTCATTTGGTCTATAACAACTACCTTCCCACTCAAAATCTCCTTGTCCCTCATCAAAATCAACTTCTTGAATCCTCTCACACCAGTTCTCAACCTTATCCTTTACCCATTCATAATCAACTTGACCAGGAATTACAATCTTCTTTTTTACTACATTTTCAGCATTTAGAGAGTTTAGCCTAAACTTTTTGAAACGTGAGGACTTCATTGCCTTTGCTGCATATCCAGTAGTTACGTTAGGGTTAAACACTAAAAGTAGTCGAGAGTTGCCCTGCAAGTTTCCTTCAATAGCATTAAACGTTGTTTCGCTCACACCAGACGCCTCTGTTACAATAAACATTGTGTTTACCGCATGGAATCCTGACCAGGCTTCCGTGTTATCATCAGAAGCCTTAAATGCAGTTAAGAACCACTCCACATTATTAGTTCTAATTCCATCGGATAACATACGACCAGGCAATACTTTTGCATTCCTAAACAAACGGCTTACTTCTGGTATCATAATATTAGTACACTGACGACCTGTTGGCGCTGTTAAAGCTATTTTTGTGTTCTTTACAAGTCTATGTTCTTTATCCCAGCGAGGAGTTAGGTACATGAAGCATAGCCCTGCGACAGCAGCAACATAGTCTTTTCCTCTCGATGTTCCTGATGCTACTACGACCATCTTCTCAGTCTGTATAGCACGCAAAATAGCCTTTTGTTCATCGTCAAGATTAGCACGAAGAACCTCCTTGGCAAAAAGACACCAATCATTTTGCCAATCGTTAAACTTATCTTTCCACGACTTGCTAATCTTCATCTGAACCAATCGATTCCATCAATTCTTGGAATGGATTTGCATTAACATCATGTTCTGTACGCTCAACATAACCACGCTTCTTACCCTTAGTTTTCAAGAAGAAAATTAAACAGGTAGTATCGTTGTTATTAATGTGCTCAATCAGCTTTGACTCAGCGAAGTCAAGCATTGACTCATCCGCTTCCGCAAGAAGGTCCTGCAAGGACTTAGACTTCTCTTTTTTTTGATAAAAAGTACGCCTCGAAATATTCAATGCTGCACAAGTTGCGGTGATATTGCAACCTTTCTTCTTATATACCTCTGCAATTTTTTCAATTGTAATGTTGTTCTTCATATTACCGTCTTACTTTGTTGCTGTTTCTATAATCTTTGTCAATACATCGTGATAACTTATATTCAGATGCAGGTTCATACATTTTGCAAAATGGTCTGTCGGACCTAAACCCGGAAACAGATTGAAATCTATCAGATAGTATCGTCCTTGCGAATCTCGTCTGAAATCAATCCTCATATAATGCTTGCAGCCGACAATATCAAATGCTTTCTTGGCTATATCTTCCAATCTCGTGTTATAAACAGCCTCGCATATTTCGTTCTCAGAAAACTTTGCCGCATGCGTCATTATATTCCAAGGAGTGAAAAGATTTACCTTAATAGGGTAGGCTTCTTTCTTACCTTCTTTCATTAAAAGAGCTACCGTGTATTCTTCACCCCCAATGAATTCTTCTATCATTGGGGTGAAGCCTGCTTTTTGAATGACATCTGCTTTACTTCTGACTTCTTCCTTAGACTGACACACTGAGTCTATATCCACAAAATTACTATCTTCTCCGAACATAGGCTTTACAAAATACGTGTAGCCTTCCTTTACTTCTTCTATTGTGATCTTACGAGGTGAGAGAATACCATGCCTTTGCAATTCTGATTTTACATACTCTTTGTTCTGGGTAAGAACTATTGTCCTATCAGATTCTACGGTGTTCCTACAACCGTACATAGAAATAGCATGCCTTACAATTCCGTCTCTTGTCTCTGCTATCAGAATATCATCGTTGTCTATATTTAATTCAGACAAAACATCGGAATTTTGTAATTTGTGAAACCGAACATTTTTCTTACCTAAAGCTTCTGTTATGAATTGCGCATTCCGCTTAGACACATAAGACTCTTTATCTGTTATTGTTTCAAGAAACCTTATCATTTCTATCCTCCTTTCTTATTTCTGTTAAACGTTCACTTGCAAGCTCTAATAACTTTGCAAAACTTATACTTGGGGATTTTATGTCGTATTGCTTGCCTATCTCTGTTTGCAGTTTCAAAAGTAATCTCTCGTTTTCTTTTTCATTTGCGAGGATAAGAGCATCACTTTTACTTGCCTGCTCACGAATATCCCCAAATAACTCATCTAAACTGTCAAACGAATCTGGGTACAAAACAACAGTGAAAACAAAATTTTCTTTCAAAGCAAAAACACTTATGCCATCTGTACTTACTGGAGGTATCTCGTCTACGTTAACATGGGCAAACTGCTTAAAATCTACAGACTGAATCTGCTCAAACAGTTTCTTTAATATGCTCGTATTATCATGCCCATGAAGCGAGTTATGAGATAGTTGTATCGCTATTATCTCATCTTTACTCAGCTCACTTTCCAAGCAATACAATATACCGATAGTTTTGTAATGTAGTTTCTTGCAAGCACGTAACCTATGATGCCCACTTATCATTACAAATCGCCCATTCTCTTTTTTGTAACATGATGGTACACTACTTAATCCTGACTTGCCAATATTGTCACACAACTGAGAAAAGTCTTCGCCAGTCATTTCGTTTGCATTCATATCAGCCTCGTCTATAAGGTTAATATCAACCTTTTCGTATTTCCACCTATTTTCCGTTTCCATTATTCAATAGTTTTTGGTATCTATCAATTACTTCCTTGTTATTTGCATACTTGCCAAGAATTCCCTCATAAGCAAGGTATGACGAAGTGCAATGGTCTTTTACTTTCGTATATACACCTCTGTACTTCATGCTAACTGGCTTATGGGTATAAGCACAAGAAATAACCTTTTCTACAAGCTTATGCATTCTTCTACTTAGCTCCCGTTGTACAGTATACTCTTGTATACAGAACAATATCAACTTACTTAATCTTGGGATTGCATTGTTAGTGCAAAAATCTGTCAACTGGAATAAGTCATATCCCTTGTGCTGCGGTAATGTAAACCCGAACCCTCCAAGAGTGTATTTGTCATACA